CCCAGAGCACGAAGGCGTAACAGTCCGTTTCATAAAAGACGGTCAAGTTCTAGAAGAACTACAAACCTCCAATTACTTCGGTAGTATCCTTTTAAGTGACCCACAAGTACTAAATCTTTTGGATTATCCATATGGAATGTATGTGTCATCACCTAACGCACTTTTTGTAAACGAAGAGTTTGTAATACTAGAGACAGACATGACTGGATTGGAACCGTTCCACGGTGAGCACGGAGCCTAAGAAATCCCGCTGGGAGCAGTACAAAGAAAAGAATGGCGTAACGCCACTCGACCTGCTAAACCCTAAGACTCGTAAGATTGACGAGAGCCACGCTGCTGGTCGTATGGCTATCTGTAAAGAATGTCCAGAACTTATTAAAGTGGTTGACCAGTGTAAGCAATGCGGTTGCTTTATGGAATTTAAAACAAAACTAGAAGCAGCCAAGTGTCCACTTGGCAAGTGGTAATACTAAGACTCTTCTCTTTCTTTTTTAGTCTTCTGCTCAAGTCGTCTCTCAAAGACAACCCCATCGTGCTTCATTTCACAGCACCGAGCCAATATCTGTACAACAAAAAATTCATTACAAACCTCACATCTGTAAGGGTCTGGCTCTCTATTTTGTTGTTCCATATACAACAATTATCGCACTCAACCTGATAGGCTATTCCTATGACAAAAATGACAAATACCGCTGAAATATTAAATGGCGATGTAAGACAGGCATTGGCATCCTTGCCAGACCAATCCGTACAAACAGTAATTACGTCTCCACCATACTGGGGACTAAGAGATTACGGAACTACTGGCCAACTTGGACAAGAAGACACTCCATACGAGTTTGTGGAAAACCTTGTAGAAATTTTTCGTGACGTCAAGCGTGTGCTAAAAGATGATGGCACAGTTTGGCTAAACCTAGGAGACTCTTACGTTGGTACTGGACACAAGGGCGAACACAAAGACCCTAAGTACAGCAATGGAAGAAACGGCCAAACCACCGCTTTAAACAATAAAGTCGATGGACTAAAGTCAAAAGATTTAATTGGTATTCCTTGGAGAGTTGCTTTTGCTTTACAAGAGGATGGCTGGTACCTTCGCCAAGATATTATCTGGGCTAAGCCAAATCCAATGCCTGAAAGCGTGAAAGACCGTTGCACTAAGTCACACGAATATATTTTTCTGCTTAGCAAAAAACCTAAATACTTTTTTGACCACGTGGCAATGAAAGAACCTGCTACAACTAAAAATGGAAAGCCACGTCAGTTTGGTGCATCTAATCAAGTAGGTACATTGCGTAACGACGAAGGTAGAGTTTTTGAAGACACTGGCTTGAGAAATAAACGTGATGTCTGGTTTGTATCTACCAAGCCATATAAAGGTGCACACTTTGCTGTCTACCCAACGGCTCTAATCGAGCCTTGCGTTTTGGCAGGTTCTAGGCCTAATGACACAGTGCTAGACATATTTTCAGGCTCTGGAACTACTGGAGTAGTGGCTTTACAAAACAACAGAAACTACATTGGCATTGAGATAAACAAGGATTACGCTGAATTGTCGGAGCAAAGGCTTACAACTGAAGTTGGAGTTTTTGGCTCAATTACTGTAAAAAGTGTTGAAAATTGACGTCAATGTGTGCTAGTCTATAGAAGTCAAGTAATTGACAGGCTGTTGTTCATATCAGTCTCCTTTCGTGGAAAACCGCTCAGTTCGCACAAACTGGGCGGTTTTTCTTTTTTCGTGCTAGACTATAAACATGTTTAAAGTACAAATGACAAAAGATGAAATCCGAGTTTGCACAATGCTAGCCGTAGAACGCTGGCTAATGAAGTTCGGTAGCACCGACCGCCCCAACTACGCAGAGGGCAAAAAAGACGGACGTCTAGAGCCAGAACTATTGGCTAACGTCCGAACCATTGTTGCCGAGTACGCTGTGGCAAAGGCCACCAACAAGTCCTATAACCTGCCTTGGTATCCAAACGAATTGCACCCTTATCGCAAAGACTTACCTGACGTCGGTGGGAACATAGAAGTACGCACAGTTCGTACTTATGATGAAGTTCCTATCTGGAAAAAGGATTCTGGCAAGGCAATCGTGGGCTGTAAAGTTACAGACATGGAATACTTCACAGAAGTTGAAGTTTACGGCTGGGTTATGGCTGACACAGTAATTGATAACGACTATTACATAGACCCGTATATTGGTGGCTGGCGTTATCCACTTACGTCGCTAACTTCATTCCCAGAGCCTACGCATTTAATCAATCTCCAGTAAAACGTTTAAACTTAGGATTAAGTTTATACGGCATTTTTTGCCAAAGTAAATGTACGAAAATGATACATTATTATATAACTCTGGAGTAACTATGACTGACAATGCAATTGCATTACTATACGCTCGTGTCTCAACTCAATTACAAGTTAACGATGGTGTGAGCCTTGATGTTCAAGAACGTCAACTAATCCAAGCAGCAGAACTGGCTGGCTTTACAGAGTACGAATTAGTTCGTGAAGAGGGTCGCTCAGGTAAGTCCATTTCAGGCCGTCCTGCCCTCACAGACGCCCTTAAACGCTTAGATAGCGGAGAAGCCCACGCTTTGTTTGTAACCCGTATAGACCGCTTAGCACGCTCTACAAAGGACTTTCTAAACATTATTGACCGAGCAAATAACAAAGGCTGGCGTCTTGTAATGCTCGACCTAAACTTAGATACCTCGTCCTATCAAGGCCGTTTCGTGGTGACAATTATGTCAGCACTAGCCGAGATGGAACGAGGCATCATTGCTGCCCGTCAGAAAGACGTACATAAAGACCGTCGAGAACGAGGCATAGTTTGGGGCGTGGATATGGGACCTAAGAATAAGACTCCAGAAGAGATTAAGTCTAGGATTTCTTCCGAGAGGTCTTTGGGGCTTTCTTTTCGTCAGATTGCTGAGGGGCTAAATCGAGACCAGATTCCAACGCAGAACCTTCGAAAATGGTATCCAACGACTGTAAAGAATCTGCTTGACTCAATTCAACATCAATCGGATGACTAGGCGTATTCACAACAACGTTTCCGTTTTCGTCTACATTTTCAAAAGGGTTGTAATCCTGCTGTGCTGTAGCCATCTGATTTTGAATTTCTAGAGTCTTTAAGAAGAATCCAGAGAAGTTGTATTCTCCAGCGTGAGTAATTCTTACCCAAGGTGCAGCGTAGACATGTTGCCCTGCTTGACGCCACATGTGACAGAAAGCGTAGTCCTCAGATAGAAGAATTGCTTCAGGCTCATCAGTAATGATAGTCGGGAAAAACTCAACCATCTTTTCTCCCATAGCAATATCAGCACTAGGAGAATTGTTGTTGTATGTCTTACATAGAGGAGCGATTGTGTCAAACACAATTCTACGAATAAACATCATTCCAGTACCGATGTCACGAACCTTAAAAGCCTCGTCAGCCTTAAATTCTTGATTCTCTGGTAGGAAGTTAATTGCAAAGTTTCCAGAGTAAAGAGAAAGTTCGTTTGCTGGGCGACCAGAAATTGCTGCAGCGTGTACGTTATCCCAGTTGATTGATTTCATTGGGTAGATAGCACCGATAAGGTCTTTACCAGAGTTGACCATTTTTACAACGTCGTCTGAAACCCATCCGTGGTCAGCATCGATAAACAAAAGAGCATCGCTGTCACTCTTTAAAAACATATGAGCGAGAGTGTTTCTTGCTCTAGTGATTAGGCTCTCATTTGTAATAGAGACATGGTTTACAGAGTGGCCAGACTCACCCAACTTAGACATAAGTTCACTTAGACAAGCGACATAAACGCTCTTTGAGATACCACCGTACATAGGGGTAGCAATCGTAATCTTCACTTCTTCTCCTTGTTATTTAGAAAGTTTTAGTGAGGAGGTCAGGAAGCCCTGACCCCCTCCTGTGCGTCTCTCCCAAGACACGTTTTTATACTACACCTAATTTACTAAAAACTGTTTCTAGCAAATCGTGTTGCCATGCTCCAGTCAACTTCGGCCGATGGCACAGCACGGGGTAGCAAAATCATTCCAGTAATTTCAGCCTTAGAGCCGTGACCAATGATAGTCAACCCTCTATCAGACAACTTACGGTTAAAGGCAATTTGAGTCATAGGACGCTCACCACGGTCTTCCGACCACATACGATAGACAGAGAATAGAGCCTTAACCGATAGAGAGCCTCCATCGGATTGCTTAGCCTCTTCATCCAAGAACAGGCCAATGCGGTCCTCGTTCTTGCGATAAATTTCTGCTGCATCTTTTACAGAGGCACACCAACCAAGAGGGTCACGAGCAGACGAGCCTAGGTACTTAATTGCACCCTCGACAGCCCAAGACAGAATCGCTGGCAGACCACCTTCAGCATCAAACAAATATGCCTTTAGGTCTGGGTCTGGTGACTCAGGGACGTTGCTCCATGGAATAGGACGAATACGACGCCACATAGCATCGTCGTTAATCATTGGGCGATGGTTAGTTGTAATCCACAACTTAGCCTGAGCCTTAAATGTAAATGGCTTTTCACCAGGAGAACGAGCAGAAATTTCAGATGAACCAGTCAATTTCTTAATTGCGTTTTCTTTGATGCGTTCAGATTCTGGCAACTCGTCAACCCAAACCATACGACGACCACGAAGTTCGGCCCAGTGGTAGAGGTCGGTACTGCTAGTTGCTCCACCG